AGGTCCAGTTCCCGCTTCCTCCACTCTTCTAGCCATTCGACTAGATGCGGATTATGGCGGGACAGGCTTGCCCACATCTGGATAATCTCAGGTGGCGGACGAACCATCCTAGCCGCCTTGTGGTCTTGCCGTGGCAGCGCTCATGCCGCCAGCAGCATTCCCCGCTTGGTCGAGTACGGCAGGTTGCGGTTGCTGCTGTGCAGCTTGCATCGCCTGAACTCTACCAACGTAGGATAGCTTTTCACGAGACGGGATAATCTCATCAACCGGCATCTGCAGACCTTTAGCAATCTCCCGAAGGATCGCAGCACGACCGCCCGGACCCATAATCTGCATATCCATCTCATTTGCAGTGGCGTTGAGGAACTCAACTCGCCGCAGATTAACCGTCTCTTTAACCGCCAGATTAACTGCGCCACGCGGGATGATCTCGGCATCGCCCTTAATCGACTCGTCCTCATCGTACCGCATATTGTAGATAAATTGCCGTTCTACAATCGGCATGATGATATCACTATCAATGTGCATAACGACTTGGCGGATACCCTTACCCGCCGACCCCATCAGCATTGACAGGCCAGAGGCCGTACGGCCCGCACCTCTAACATCCACATCTCCATAGATGTAAGAGGGGATGCCAGAATGGTCATCAGCCAAACGACTAAACCGTTCATAAACAGCCATAAGCGTATTGGCATTATCATTTGGCTGGTTGAACCTAACCGCTGGAGCAGAGCTACCTAGCGGATCGTTAAGCACCTGCCAAATCTTCCATGGGTGCATCTGGGTAATATCCTCATTCGGAGGAATACGCTCCAGATTAACCTCAACCTGCGGGCCAGAAGCGATGCCCATATTATTCACAAGCGCACGGGCCGCTGCATTACAGATATTCTGCAGGTCTTCAATGATCTCAGGAATGCCGCGACCCCAGAAAGCTCCGGGCATCTTAATGAAAGATGTTTTAGCGTACGGCTTCTCGCCAAGAGGGTCGTAATTCAAGACCGCTTTGACGACATAATTGCCGATAAGCCATACATTAGCGTCATACTCACGCGCCTCATCAGGGACTTCTTCTTCGTCGAGTCCCCATTCGCGCAGCATTCTACCACTTACTTTGCCCCAAAACTCAAGGGCGTCAAACATGTCAGTCGGACGAAGCTCAGTATAGTACTTACGCTCCTCTTCCTCTCGCTGCATCTCAGTCGGCTCGGTCACCCAAGACTGGCTAGGGCCATCCTCAAGGACTTTGCGAATAGCTTGGTCATCATATCCCGGCACACCGATCAGATCAGCCAGTGAGGTGCGGCTAAGCTGATGAAGCTCGAAAATATAACCGTCGTTAATCCGAGTGATGCCGGGTTCAGGGTAAATATTGAACGGGCTTACGCGCTCAAATTCCGGCGCGAGTCTCTCGCTCGCTTCGACAATAGTGCGACCGTCTGGACTTTTCGACCAGCCGAGGTGGCGTTGGCGACGTACAATAGGACCCTTGATAAAAGCGCAAGGGAAAGTAACGAGATCAGTGATAAACTCATTGAACGCCTCCGGCCAACCACCTTGGGCAAACTGATCTTCAATCTTAACTTTCATTTTGTCAACACGCATTTGTGCCTGCTGCAAAACGCGGAACCTCAACTCCTGAGACACGACTTCCCGAATCTCAGCCATCTCTGATTTTGTCGGAGCCTGTCCCGTATTCTGAATAACCTGCATGACCTGTTCGGCAAACGCCTCTTGCAACGCAGCAGAACTGTCTGGGTCTAGGTCAGGAATCGGTGTAGGGGACATATCCCACGGTGGGGTGCCGGTATCCATGAGGATGTCGCGCAGCCAGCTTTCAGCGGCTCGGCACTTCACCTCAGTAATCATCATATAGACTTCAGAGCCACCCTGCTTGCGGATAGCGCCGAGTTTATCGGGTTCATATTCGCCATTACGCTGCCGAAGCGCAGCGAGCATGGTGTCATTTATTGGCTGTTTGGCGATACGCGCAGCATCCCAACATTCTTTCAGATACCCAGCTAGGCCAAGAATAACTGAATCCTGTTGTCGCGCCTGAAGTTCACGGTTCATGCGCTCCTGTTCAGCCCGATTAAGCTGTTCATTATTGACTACCCGGAGAAGCGCCAAACCGGCCATCTTAATACCTTCTCTTACCAAGAGCTATTTAGGCTCTGTCTCGTGCTTTATCTGAGCTTCACCCTGTGACTTAATGTCAGATATTAGACTAACTACCTCATCATAGGGTCTTTTCGACAGCGCGTGTAAAACGACATTCCACTCATTAGCCTTAAGAGTAATACTAATCTCTGGATTATCCATATGCTATTTCACCATCACCAAGGAGTTGCCATAGTTGCTGCGGCTCTAGCTTTATATTGCTGCGCTTTTGCATCTAGATTTCTAAAAATGGCGTTGAACTCCTCATCCCCAAGAGTCGTGTGAATCCACTCTATGACTTGGGCTTCTGTAAGATTAGCGAAGTCTACAAACTGACTAGACGCGTCATACTGTACGTAGGTGCGGCCATATACACTAACTGGTGCGGACTCATCCGTAGAAATCACGCGCCAATCAATGGCGTTAACAACGTCGTCTACTTCTCCGACCGAGTGCCTATGGAGACAAGTGAAAGCCCATTCATAAGGCGTCATAGCCCTAATCCTTACGTTGCGTTCGTTGTTGCAAGGAGATAATAAATCGTCCCGTTCACACGAACAGCTATCTTAGTTGTTACAGTCGTATTGGTTATTCCGGCATTTGTAACTCCAGAACCTTCACAGTAGAAGGAAGGTATGGTGTTCCCGGCAGTACGATCAGATGAGTAGAAGGAGACGCTATCCGCCGCAGTCGCAGTCGGGGCAGTTCCGGTAAATACAGCTAAAGCGCCAACTGAGCTAGTCGGGGACGTAGTGCCATTAATCAGAAGATTGCCGGGGGCATCCCAACGGCCAACCTCTGTAATAGCACTAGCTCCATCGCGTATTCTGAATACAATATCGCCCTGTATGCTACCCGTACTAACGGCTCCGGGTCCCGTGTCAAATATAAGCTGCGCAACTTCAAGCTCAGAAGTTCCGTCATAAGCGAACATTCTAAATCCGAGAATGTCATCACCGGCGACTATAGCCGATTTTGATGCTTTGGAACCTCTAGATTTAGTAACGCCAAAAAAGACCGCATTGGTCGAGTCAGCATATGCAAATGATCTTACTGCGTAATATCCTGCAGCATCAGCTTCGGTATAATACCCCTTACCGGCGTTAGCATTATACCCATTAGCGGTTCTTATTAAGTCAGCGTCAGAAGTATACGCAGAACCGCTAAAATATATAAACTCTCCGGTGCCGGGAGCCGTGCTTGTATTTGTTCCACCATTTGCAATCGGAAGAACGCCAGTAACACCGGTCGTGAGCGATAGCCCACTGCACGAAGATAGCGTGCCGCTAGACGGAGTGCCAAGCGCCCCGCCGCTATAAAGGACCGTACCGCCTGTCCCAAACGCAACGCTACTCCCATCCGTGCCAGTAAACGTCAGCGTATTGCTGGCCGTCAGCGTTTTGCCGTTAGCTATCGTAAGCGTTGCACTGGAGGCCGGAGCAGTAATAGCGACTTTATTAATCGACGTAGCCGTAGCCACACCGAGAGTCGGCGTAACAAGCGTCGGACTAGCCGACATATACGTTTTCAACTCACTCGCGTTAATCTTTTTGGTCGTTGTGAGCGAAGTATCTACAATAGCGAGTGGATCGTCTGCCGCTACGTCCGCACCAGCCAGCGCGGTAAGATTGGAGATTTTTGTATCAGCCATCTATCAAGGCTCCAAAAGAATCTTGTCGCCCGTCTCCAGCAGTAGATAGGACAGACCATCTTCAAGTAACACCGCACCTTCGGCTGGAGGGGCTGGCGCTAGAGCGCTCTGCCGCCGTCGTCTAATCAGCATCAAAAAGGCGCGATATACGCTCATCAGTACAAGCCACGTAGAACGACAATGATATCGAGATCATCGCCAGTGCCGTCACTGACAGTAGGCTTAATATAGGCCGCTGAACAGGTAAACTCAGACATAGCTGTTGCCGAAGTAAGCGCTATGGAACTACCCTGTAGGTCTTTGATAGTAGCCCAGTTCGTCCCGTCGTTACTCATCTGCAACGCAACAGACGCGCCACCAAAGGTGCCAACAGCCTGCACAACGCCCGCAAGACCCCACTGATCCGTAATGGCGAACTTGAGCGGGGTGTCCGTTGACGTAGACACACCGGACCATGTCAGACGGGGAACTCCGTCCACAATGGACTTAACCGGAGAAATATCAGCCATGAGGCACCTCTAGAGATCGGCTCGCAACGACTCTAGCCTATGTCAACCGATTGTGCAAGCAAGGAAAAAACCCCGACAGCGAAGGGAGAACACTGTCGGGGTTGAGTCTAGAGGCAATGGAAAGCCGTGGGAGGTCTTCCGCAGTCTGTTTACCATGTGGATAGATTCATGTCCACCCTACAGCGGAAATATGCTTGATCTCCCGACGCGCCAAAACCGTACCGCCATCAGCGACTTGGGCGATGTGGAGCATCAGATACTGAAGCGCCTCAGCCACATGGGAGTGAGAGTTCTTATCAATGACTCCATCTCCCTTGGGCTTGTAGCGATACCCACCCATCATAGCAGCCTTGAGCCGTGTGCAGCGTGGGTCAACCAGAAAGGCAGGGTCTCCATCGACCTGCCGCATGAGATAGTCATCGACCGCGTTAACGCGCGCCGCCACTGAGTTGGTCCTCGCCGGAATGACCTTGAGTCCCTCGGCCTTGATGATGTCCACAGCGCTGCGCTCGTCAGTCTGCGCCCTCTGCGTACCTGCCGGATCGACCACCACCATAACGGGAGCGCCGGAGAACTGCTCATAAAGCAATGGCTTAAGCACCGTGCGGACGAAGCGTTGGACGCCCATATCAAAACTGACCGCTTCCGCTAAAATCAGTGCGCGCCCGCGCGGGTCTTGCTGTCCAATGACGGCGGCAGGTGTGAGTCCAAGGTCCATCCCAACAATGACCGGACGGACTCCGTTGGTAACGTGTCGCAGTTTAGAAGTGGCCATATGATAGTCTGGCCGGAAATATTTGTAAACAGGAAGACCTGCACTGGAAAGTCCGTACTCTCCGTCGATGTACACTCGGATATACTCATCAGACCTTCCCTGAACGTCGTAGTATCCATCTGGCAGGTTCTCGATGTTCTCGGCGTAGGGGCTTCGTCCTGACGGCTGTTTGAAGACATCCCATCCGTTATCGTTGAAGCTAACCCCATCTGAGGGGCTGAGGTGTTCGAGTTGGTAGTACCACCATGTGTCCATGGTCGGGGGGTTGGTGTCTCCCCACATGCCAAACCACGTCGGGCCGCCGTCCTTGGCGGAAGGAAAACGTCCAATACGTTTAGACATCGCATCGACAATATCTGGATGGATATCGCGGCACTCATTAAACCATGCGCCAGTAAGCTCAAGAGAATTGAGGTTAGCCACGTCGTCCGCATCATCAAGCGCACGAAACATAATTTCGCTCTCGACATCGCCCACCCTGAAGAAATACGTCTTGGTCGTCCGCATATAGTCGCCACAGACTCCGGGTGGGAACCAATCCAGAAACGTCTTGATCGTCGTGTCCTGAAGCTGCCTCGCCGTCTCGCGCACCACAGCGAAGCGGGTCTTGCGCACTCCTTGGCTATTCGGCTCCTGCGCGCTCGCACGCCTGATTACCTCAAAGCTGCATGTGACCGATTTACCACTACCAACTGGACCTAACAGGACGCGCATCTTGGCGTCCGACTTCATAAACTTAACACCAGTAGGCGGCGGTGTGTAGTCAATATCAAGAGCCATGGGTCTGATCCAGCACAGTGATCCGATAGATCACGCCTGCGCGCTTGGTTTTGAGTATCTTAGTCTGATAGGACAGGTTCTGGATTGTCAACAACTTTTCCATCAGAGTCGCTTCGCTTAGACTTGTGAAGTCAAACGTCGCTGGCTTCGGCCTCAATCTCAGAGTCTGCAGGAGTTGACGCATCAACGTCGATAAGCCTTGCACTTCCAAGCTCCTGACCCCCGAGATTTATCATTATGCGCACGCCGCCAGCCGCGCCGGAATCCACTGGCTCGTTCTTCGGCTCCAACCCAGCCCACTTGACCGTGGACTTGATGAGGTCCGCTTTGACCGCTGCGCTTACGTCAGGATTGTGAATCAATAACCAAGAAGTTGTGAGAAGTTCTTCAGCCTGCAGCCGCGCCTTGGTCTTGAAGAGAATGCCCTTGTCACGAATCTCGTCCCGATAGCCTTCCACCTTCTTGAGAAAGATCGGGTCCTTATTGAATGACAACAAGTCTTGCGCTTGGATGCTGTGCCGCTCCAAAATTTCATCGACCTCCTCACCACTGCCCTCAAGTCTGAGCGCAATGTCGAAGGCTAGGCGGTTTGTCCAACGCGTGGAGTCGTATGCAAGTGACATGTGGAGAAAGTAAACTGGGATTGCGGGGATGGCAAGTT